GATACCACCGGCGGCATCGCCGGTGATCAAAGGAAGAGAACCCGCTCCCGCACCCGAGATCGACAAAGCGCCAACGCCTGCCCCGGCTACCAGCGGAAGGACTCCAGCTCCGGCACCGCTGACCACCAATGCGCCCACACTGTCTCCGGTGAGAAGCGGAAGCGCACCGGTGGCTGAACCCGAAATCGTTTGAAGGCCAGTGCCCAGCCCAGTGATGAATGGAAGCGCCCCAGTCGCCACACCCGTGAAGAGAAGCGCGCCTGAACCAGCCCCCGTGAGCAACGGGATTGCTCCCGCCCCGACGCCAACGATCGCCAGAGAGCCGCTTCCAGTTCCTGTGAGCAACGCCAGCGAACCAGCAGCAGCGCCGACAAACTCTTCCGTCCCAACTCCAGCGCCAGAAATCAGCGGGAGCGCGCCGGCGGCGGTGCCGTCGATGTCCGTGTATCCCGAAGCCGATCCACCAAACAGCGGGATCGCTCCAGCCGCCGCGCCAGTGACCGTATCGGCCTCGAGCTGGAACAGCACGTATGCACGGAACCGAACGAGCATCGTCGTGAAGTCGATGTTCGTTCCATCGATCGCACTGAAGAAGCCAGCTCCAATGATCTTCTCAACAGAGTTGTTGTTCGCAAGGAAGAGCATCTCTCCCTGCGACCTAGATTCCGTGTCGCTCGAAGCCGAGCTGTTCTTGTCTCCTACGCCCAGACACCATTCGGCTCCAGAGTTCCCAAGGAAACCATAGCTCCTGTACCCAGCCTGAGCGTTGACCTCATCGTCAGCAAACGTTGACGAGTTGAGCCAAGTAGCCATCGTCATCGCACTCCACGGCCGCCAGCCCGTTAGGTGCTTGACGATTCCCGTAGAGTCAGACTGGTAGTTCTCAAGAGCAACCGAATTGTCCGGCCCGTAATCCACGGCAAGGTACGTGAACCAAGGCCCCTGCGCGGTTGATGACGAGATGAGGAACCCGTCGGTTGCGTGCATCGCGTCAATATGCGTCGTCGCATTGACGACCAATGGCAACGCACCCATCGTGTAGTCGACAGCCACCTCGTCAACGTTGTTCGTTGAGACCGCGTTCGACGAAGAAGACACACTGCTGGCCTGATAGTTCGACATGAACCGCGTCTTGATCGCTGTTCCTGTCGTCCTGATCGTATGCGCAACCTGAAGATCAGCGTGCTCGACGTTCGTCTCTGTCGGTGCGTCGCGGCACGAGATAGAGACGATGTGCATCGGCTCGTTTCCCGTCACGACCTGCAACGTTCCAAGCCCAACGTCTCTCGGGTTGACAACGCCAGCCTTCACAGTCACGTTGTCGCCGAACCAGAGCGTTACGTGCACGAGGTACGCATCCGTCGAGATCTGATCCCAAAGGATGCGGAGGCCGCCAGGCACGAAAGAGTCGAACGAACCGACGGCATCGTAGAGCGTGGACGACCCAGGCTGCTGGAGACGGATCAGGGCGTCGTTGAACGCTAGCCGCCGCGTGAACGTCGTTGTGACACCATGCTGATCTTGAACCGAGCACCCGCCCTCGAAGGTGCCATCGGTGAGCGCCGTCGAAACGGTCGCATGATCCGTCTGCGTATCGGTAGCGATTGCCGAGGAGACCGTGACCATCGCAGCGACAGGCGTGAACGGCAACCCAGCCACAGTGAAGTCCTGGGTCGTTACGCCATCCGTGCCCGTCGTGACGGCTGCCGCGCGAACGCCATCTATCAGGGCCAACGGCATGATCTACAGCCCTAAGTGAACCTCAATCTGAGACGCTGTGTAGATTCCGTTTTCCCCAAGCAAGAACATGAGCCAAACGTCCTGAACCGTGAACGTTCCATTTTGGATCTTCACGATGATCGCATTGGCGTCGGCGACCTCTGCAACGGTGAGCCAGTCGCCCATCACTGCTCCATCGAGCCTTCCGGCTATCGCTTCCGACGCAACACCGACAACAGCGTGAAGCCTGAGCTTCATCGAGTCCTTGCTAACTCCGAGTTCCGCAACAACCGACGCGACTTCAGCGTCCGTCAACTGCTCAGGATCGCAGACCCGCTTGATCAGCGTTGAAGCCATCAGGATTCGGGCACAGTCACGGTAAGGCTCGTGATCGATACGGTTGCGCCAACGACGAGCGAGATCGTATTCAGCTCAAGGATGCCACCGCCACCGGTAGCGGTGGCAGAGCCCTGCAAGCAACCCAACGAGTTCGAGTCGTGAATGCGGAAGAACGAAGCGGTGCCCGTTGCGTTCGCCGCCGAATCGTCTGTGATCGAGTTCGCAGTAGCAGTTGCACCGGGAGCGGCGTCAGCCGCCGCGCCGAACGCGGGATCGCTCATCGTCAGCTCCGCGAGAATGGTGTTGCCAGAAAGCGCGGTGTCGAGGTTCGTTGGCATCGTGCCGTCGTAGATCGTGAGGACGGCAGCGCCAGCGCCAGCGTCGCAAGCGTCAACGACTGAATCACACAGGACGAGAGCGCGGGCATTCGAGATGGAGTAGGTAGCCATGAATTCTGTACCGTTAGTTGGTGTTCAGTTCTGCATCGCGTCAACAGTGACGCCCATGTCGTTCGCGCCAGCCATGACCTCTAGAGGTTTCAGCTTGCCCTCGTAGTTCGTTCTGATCTCGAGCGTCGCCATCATGATCGTCGACGCAGCCTCGCTACTCACGAACATCGAGCCAGAGTTCTGCTTGACCGACTCGAGCAGCTCGTCGTTCGACTTCGACTTCTTCGAGAAGAAGAACGGCGACGAGATCCCCTTGAGTGCCGCCTCAGCAGCCTCAATGTCTTCTGGAAGCGAAGGCAAGACAAGTGCGAATGTGTCCGCTCCGCTCGCGCTTCGAAGCACCGACAAGGGATCCTCGTTCGTAATCGTCGCTCGCTTCAATCCAACGCGAACCGTTGGCAACTTGAAGAGCATGCCGCGACCGTCTGACCCGAACTTCAACCAGTCAAATAGGGGCGCTGCCTCTGGATCCTTCTGCCTCACTGCAAACATGTTCATGTAGAAGAACCTGTAGAACAAGTCAGGCCCATCGACTGCCGTGATAGCTACGACCTGATCAAACGTCTCAGGCGAAGCAACCCAATCCTTTGACTTGAGCGCCGCCTTGTCCGATCCAGTCATACCCTGAATGAACGTGAGGATGCCAAACTTCACCTCATCAACGATGTTGACGACGTGCTCCTTCGGTGGCTTCTTCTTGAGATACGTCGACAGCGTGCCGTTGTCCGCATACGGCTCGATGATGCGTCGGTACTTCGGTGCGTTCTTGACGACGATGCTTGCGATGCCGAGATCCCAGAAAGCCACTCTAGTTCCCCTCTAGTTCGATTGCTGGGATCTGCGCCGAAGGCATGTAGATCGCATCGCCGCCAGCAATGGGCTCGAGCCCGTCAGATGCGCGCTTCTCGTTGACGGTCAACACTTCAGGGAACACCACAGGCTGTTGCTCCACACTAGGAAGCGGCTCACCGTCAATCACACCGCCACGGAGCGAAGCATCGCCAGCGATATCGATGGCGTCACGCTTCGGCAGCCCAAGCGTCTCACGCACCACGTCGATCGCACCATCCTCCGGATCGAGCGGCGCGCCCGCACGCGCAAGAGACTCGAGTGCATCAGCGATTTCAGTGACATCGCGATGCTGGAGCTTTTCAGTAGAGAAGGTCGGGAGCAGCTCTTTCGGCCAGCCGTTCAACGCGGCAAGAGCACCGATGATGTCCTTGTTGAACTGCTGCGCGATCTCGACAAGTATGCCATCAACAACCAAGCCGAACTGCCCTGCCTTGCTCTTCGCCATCGCCAGAGAGCCGCCGCCATCACCCAGAAGCAATACCTCCGCAGCGAGCAGCCGCGCAATTCCTCTGGTCAAACGCTCAGTCGCTTTGGCGATCGCCACCTGCGAAGTGTTACCAGCGGAGAGGAGATCGATCCCCCACTGCTTCGCCGAGCTCGGGGACGCCCCCTCGTCGGTCGCCTTGTAGACCGAGCTGTCGAGCGTGAGCCCCGTGGACTTGCCGCGCGCGTGATCGGTGACGAACGATTCGAGTTCGTTCGTGATGGTATCGGCCTGCGCTTGCGTGATCGTCTTGGACTCAACCAACGCAGCCAGCGCAAGGTACGGCGCGTAACCAACCGGCACACCTTGGAGGTCGTTCTCGAAGCCGAGCCCCTCCAGCCGCTCGTAGGCTTGAAGGCGAACAGCCGCAGGCGCGATATGCCGCATGATCCCGAGCCCCTCGGGTGAATCGCTGATCATATCGTCGACGACGTAGATCGACTTGGAGCGTGGTATGTAGTTCTCCTTGTAGGTCTGCGGCGACTCCTGGAAGACGCCGGAGACGACGCCGGCCTCG